ATCCAGCCTAAGGTCGGTGACATCAGTCAGTTTCGAGTCAGCTTCTTCAATAGCTATGACGCTAGCTGGTCATTCTCTCTCGCAGCCAATGCGCTTCGCCTGCTCTGCATGAATGGGATGGTACGCCCCGAGCCTACTGCTTACACCAAGTTTAAGCATACTCAGAACATCAACATCCAAGGCGCTGCCGATAAGGTTCGTGTTGGGGTCGAGGCTTTCCTCAATGAAGAGAGTCGCTGGCAGCAGTGGGCGCAAGTGCGTGTCTCTGACATCATGGCTGAAGAGTTCTTCAAGCACACGTTAGCCAAGGTTCACACACATCAGTCCGCTAAGTTCAAGCAGAACGACAAGCAACTAGAGAATCTTCTCGGCATCTGGCATGGAGAGAAAGCGACACTCGGCCCCAACAAGTGGGCGCTATATAATACCATGACATACTGGTCAACGCATACACACGACAGCAAGAACCCGCTTGTCGCACAGCAGATGCGCGAAGAGAAAGTAATCTCTGCCATCAACAGCAAAGAGTTTGCACACTTGGAGGTATTCTAATGCAAGCCACCCCTCGCATGACCCGCAGTCACTATGAATTCATCGCTGATACTATGGGGCCGCTCGTTGAGTGGCCCTCCCACCTTCACAGCATTGCCGATGAGTTAGCCAAGACCAACCCTCGCTTTAATCGTGAACGCTTCATTGCGCGAGCAACTAAGGCTTGGGAAGAGCGCCATCAAATCAAAGAGATCAATGATGAAATCCCGTATTGTAACTGAGGTGTTTGGCAATCCATACACTTGGTGCACACACTGCGATGCGGAAGGCTGGATCGAATACGATATAGCCAACTCCCTTGATACCATAATTGAACCATGCCCGATCTGTCTTGGTGACAAGATCGTTCCACTGGAGGAAGAAGATGAGTGTTGATATTCTTGAGCAAGCAGCCGAGGTAATCACAGGCCCACGTCAAGAGGCGTATGGCTCGCCAAAGACAAACTTCCAACGCATCGCTGATCTTTGGACTGCATACTGCGGTGTTGATTTCTCTCAGCAAGACGTAGCTATCATGATGATCTTGCTGAAGGTGGGTCGCATCACTGAAGCTGGAGCCACAGAAGATACGCTTGTGGACATCTGCGGTTACGCTGCGCTCGCAGGCATCCTTGACTAAATGATTCTGGCGCTGCAATAGTGCAGCCCATGAAATCATACCTCGAACTACTACAAGAGAAGTCGGAAGAGTCTGGCATTAGTTTGCTTCAGGCATTCAAGTCCGCTGACATTCCGACTTCTACTTATTATCGAACCATTCATGGCACGACAGAGTTGCGCCATGATACAGCAGCGAAGGCAATGAAGGCCCTTGAAAAACTTCACGCACTTCAGCAAGCCCGTGAGTATACCGAGCAACTACGAGAGTCTGGTCAGCGAGTTGATATACGCGAGATCAGAGCACGGTTTAAGCCAAGAAGCACTGGCTCATAAGATAGGTTGCACGGTATCACTTATTCATAAGTGGGAAACGCACAAGCGTATCCCGTCTGGCTTCATGCTCATGTGTTGGTTGGATTCTCTTGGCTACGAAATCGAAGTTAAAAAAAGGGATGACAACATGTGACTCGTGCAAGTCCACGGTCACTGACTTTGTTGCTGTCCTAAAGAATGAACATCATCGAACCAATGCAAAGCACTGGTTCATTTGCCTTGACTGCTATGAGGGAGACACATGGTCAACAAGAATAAGCAGAAAGGAAGCTACCACGAACGCAAGGTCGTCGAGTGGCTCAACGCATTCGGCATCAAAGCGAAACGCCAGCCCCTCTCAGGCAGCTTGGGAGGAGAGTATAGCGGAGACATCAAACTCGAAATCTTGGGACACGAACTGGTAGCCGAGGTTAAGTATCGAGACGCTTCTAATTTCCCCAGTCCTTTCAGTGTCTTAGACAACAGAGACATGGCAATATACAAGAGACGGAGAGGAACTCCGCAGATGATAGTCATCTTGAAGGATGGCGTGTTCGAGAAATTCATGGAGGAAATCTCAAATGCAAAACGAACAGATACTAAACTACCTAAAGACGGGTAAGGAACTTACCCCTATCGAAGCGCTGAACATGTTCGGCACGTTTCGATTAGCCGCTCGCATCCACGACCTCAGGTCTGAGCGCTGGCCCATCCTCTGCGACACGCGAGATGTAGGTGATGGCAAGAAGGTTGGACACTACGCCTTGGTCAACAACAAAGATTTGTGGCCGAACAAGTAAGGCACTGCTAAGATAACGGG